GCTTTATTATACAAAGTTTGCAAATCCATTATAAATGTATCTGGACCCATATTTCTATTCCAACGATTATAAAGAGCCATTACTTGCTGACGTTGCATACCTGGCAAACCATATATAAACTTTCTAAAATCATTATCCTCTATAGATTTTATAGCTTGATTATAAGCATCTTTTTGTGGGGAGGTTTTCCAGTCAAATCTAAAGTTTGAGTTAACTAATTTGTTGTCTCCATATTCAGTTTTTACATAAATGCTATAAGAAGGGATTTTACCATAATGCTCATTTGCAATTATTTCATACTGCATTTTATTGTGAGCTTCTAACGTCCCGTCATCTTTATTAAATGCCCTAGGTTGACCTTGAAGACTATGACGAATGTATTTATACAAATCTTTGTTTGTTAATTTTACTGGTATAGTTCCAGTTGCCCCATCTTTTGTTATTGTGGTTGGCAACGTAGAATTAAATTGATCCAATGCTGGATTAAAAGTCCATTTTTTAGTTGTATTTCCTTTATCATCTGGAAGGCTTTCTTGTATTCCAATGACACTAAATAATTGAGACATAACCTTTCCCATTGAATGTTCCATGCTTTGTTTATTGGGGTGGACACCACCACCAGCAACATCTGACCAAAACAAATCATTTAACATTGTCATCATTCTTGGGTCATCAAGCAAAACGTCTTTTAAATCCCCATTACCGTTTTGATTTCTAAATTCAGTTAACATTCTTCTGTGATCAGGTGATTTTATTTGACCAGGAGTATAGCCAGCAACCCCAGCATATATTTTACCCCATTCAGTATAATTAACTATATTATCAAGAAGTGCTTTGTCAGTTAAAAAGTTTTTAAAAGTGGTTTCAAAAATCTCATAATCAGTTTCGTCATTTAAAGCAAACTTTGAAACAATTCTTTGTTTAGATTCTGGTTTAGCTTGTGCCATTTTATTTGTTGCTAACATTCCTATAGTTCTTCCCCTAGAAAGGTAATCAGAATTAATATTAGCTTTTTGTAAAATAACACCAACTTTTCCATCAAAATGACCATTTAATCGAAAACTCTCTTCAAGCATTTCATATGCGTTGACGGCTTTACTAAATAAAGATTCATTATTAATGTTTTCAAACCCATCAAAAGCTTCAACTAAAGAAGGGTGTAAGGTGTTATATTTAACGGTAAAATCAACGGCTTTTTTTAAACTTGCAAAAGCAACGTTTTTATTATCATCAAATATATTTATAGGAAACTTTTCTTTATTAATTGTTACAGATTTAGGAATATCATTTGTTTTTCCTAACGTTATTAATTCTCCAGGTCCACCAACCTTACCATTCGTTAATTGATCTATTGTCCTTTTAGTATCGTGTCGTTCTGATATTTCAACTTCATACCTTTTTGCATAATTACTTATTTTTTCCATATAAGATGTAACTGACATAAGTCCTTTACGACCAATAACACCAGCTTTAATCAGACTGTCTCTAACACTGTAAAAATAGTTAGGGCTATGAATGTAGTTTGAGTTTTGTCCTAGCTCAAGCATAAAGGGAGCAAAGTTAATATCATGATCAGCTTTTAAATCTTGTATGTATCTTTCATGAAAAATATTTTGAAAAGTAATTAATTGAGCAGTGGCAACTTTATTTGTTTTTATTCTATCTATCAATAACGCTTGAGCTTGTTCTTTTAGGTATGGAGTCCCCATTTTAATATTATTTAAAATAAGTAAATTTTGATTTTTATCAGCTAATTTTATTGCATTATCTATACGAATGGTTTCCTGTTTTGTCATTTGGTTAATTTGATTTTTATGTGCCTGTTCCATAAGTGAATTATCAACGTCTAATCTATTAGGTAATTTTCCTTTAATTATATTTTGTAAATAACCATCATATAAATCAGTTGATTCTTTCATATTTTCTTTTTCTACTTGAATATCAATGTTAAAAAGCTCATTGGCTTTTGCTTCACCAGCTTGTCTAATTACATCTCCATTAATAGTTGGATCTTTATTTTCTTTAACTATATCATTTACCATTTCCAAAATTGTTGAACGAGGAACTTTAGCAATATGAGCTGCAATAACGTTTTTTTCCGTTACTTTTACTTGCATTGCATTTTTTAAATCGTTTTGAAACTTTATAAACCCAGCTTCAGTTTTAGAGTTTCGTTTTGCCGTATCAAGAATAGCTTGCTCTTGAAATTCAAACATTAAATTTGTATCTTGTGCATCAAATTCGCCATCTTGAGTGTTTTGTGAAACTAACCAATTAGACTTTTCTTCCACAAAGTTTATAGCACTTTTAGTTGCCGTTTCCATTGCAGCAGATTTAACATTTTGTATATGAATGGCTGAAGCTGATCTGGTGTAATTTCCAATAACGTTATTAACAGAAGGTTGTAATTTATCCCATACTTCAATAGGAACCTTATCTTTTAAATTTTGAACATAAGCTTCTAATTCAGTTTGAACAACTGTCTTACCATTAAAAAAAGCACCTTGATTTTTCTCTAAAGAATCATTTGCTTTGTTAGTAATGTCATTTTTAATATTTAAACCAAAAGTTAATATAGCTTGATCTTTAAATGCTTTAATAGCTTTTTCTTGATTGCCCTTGTGAAAAAGGTTAGGCTTAAAAGAATTTAACGTCATTAAATCTATAGGTTTTGGAGAGCCATCTTTGTTTGTAGCACTTCCTAAATGTATGCCTTGTGCTTCAGCTTCTAAATAAGCCGTTTCTAATTGATTTGCATCAATTGTTTTACCAATGTCTCCAATGGCTTTTCCAATATTATCAGTAGCTTGTGCCATGGCTTGCCCACCACTATCAACAACAATATTACTTGGTGTGACAAATTTGCTTCTACCTAATGTTCTTTTTATAGCCATTATTCAACTCACTTTCGGTTCATTGTAAGCTTTATAAGCTCCTGCTCCATAAGACGCACCTTTTGCAACACCTGAATACATTACTGCTTTACCTTTTTGCTTATAACCCTTGCCTTGTAGTTTAAATTGTCTTTGTTTTGAGCCACCTAAAGTTTTAATTGCACTAACGTCCATTGAAGCTAATCTGGTTTCACGTCTTTTAATGTTGCCCATACTTCCACCAGCACCAACGGAAACACCACCCCCAGCACCAGATGCCGATATAGAAGCAAGTTGTTCTCTTAACTGTGCCGTTCTATTAATGGCTTCTTGATCAGCTTGTATTCCAGCCATTTCAGCTTGTTCAAATGAAGCTTGTGCATCATTAGCATAAGCATCTCGTGATTTTTTTGCTGCTGCAACTGTCATTACGGCTTGCACAGCCATTGCTTGCCAACCCATTATACTTCTACCTCTAGTAATATACCATTTAACGTCATTGGTAATGGCTCCTCTTGTGTTATCGTTACTCTACCTTCTTTAGACCAACCAAGTAAAAACACTTCTTTTCTTTGCGTTATAGATGTTGGCTCTAATGAAAAATCATCTGTAACACTTCTTAACAGAATTCTTGTACCACCAGCTTTCACATTAAGTGTAGACACTAAATCTAATACAGCTCTTACTATTCTACGTTTTTGCCCAACACTAATGCCGTCTGGAAGTTGCATTTCTGGAGGAAGGGTTGTTATTTCTGGAGTGTAAGCCAAACCAATCTCAACTGAAGTGACGGTTTCCCCTAATGTAACAACACCACTTGAATTTGTAGTAAAAGTTCCCAGGGAATAATTACCTGATCTAACTTGAACAGCCGTGTTAGGTAAATGGCTAACCGTCCATGTTAAAGATGCACTTCCACTTAACTGTGTGGACATATCAGTGTAATGGTCATTTTGAAATAACTCTAATGAAGTAACCGTTGCACTATTAATTGTTCTTTCCACCACTGTGTATATTTGTCGGTTTACGTTTTGTATGTTTTTAAAAGTACCAGTGGTATCATAACGAACCCAGCCTTGTACCTTTTCTTTACGAATAGACATAAAGACTGGCATATGACCATCAGTGTTTATTAAATAAAGATAACCTTCCATTTGATCTGAAGATTCTCTTTGAGCTTCGATATCAATTGGAGTTCCTATTATATGTTCAGATAACAACGTGATTGAATCTGAGTTATAAGCTTGGGATATATCACTAAATATGAATTCTCTAATTGCACCTTTTGATTTTGTTAAAAAAACAATCGCACCATCAAATTCTTTAGGCTGGACAGTTCCAGAGCCAAAACTAGTTTGCTTTTTAACTGTGATATTTGAAGGAGTTAAAGGTCTGTTTTCACTTGTTGGAATAAAAAGTTCTTGCTCAGATGTAAATATAGTTAAGTATCGAAATGACTGTAAGGCTTTTATTTCTGACACTTGGTTTTCGGCAATTTGTATTTGTATAGAATTATCATCGGCACCTGTGCCTACATCAAAGTTTGTAAATTCAGCAATTTTTGACATAAATAAAAAGTTAGGTAAATCACGACTTCCACCAAATATCAATCTTTGATCATGAAATTGAACAGTACGAGCATATCCCCTTGTGGCACTAAACACTTGTTCTTGCCAATCAGTAATAGCATTAGTGTTTGCTAAAGCACCAGATAACGTAACTGTAACAACCGTTGCACTTGTGAATCCAGTAATTAAAGCATGGCGAACAAGAGAAGCACTATCAACTAATCTTAAATAAGTCCCATTATGAGCTGATACAAAAGCACTTGCACTAGCCGTTAATGTTATTCCACTTCCACTTGTTCCACTTGGAGTAACGGTAATACTGCCTGTTGCAAATTTATAATAAGGTTGAAAACTTAATCCACTGCTTGAATCAAAAACATAAGCCGTTACACTAAAATTAGTTGAGCTTGTTCTTGTTATTTTAGTGGTTGGCAATGCTGGGTGTGTAACAAACATTGTATCACCACTTTGGCTTACAACTAATGCACCAATATGTGCAGTTAACCAGGACATACTTGTTATCGTTTGCAATACGGCTGTTGGATTAGAGATATCTATAACAACTAATTTAGTGTTGCTAAATAAAAGCAGGTAAGACTCATCTTCATCATAAACATAAGCTTCCGTTTGAAAAGGTTCATTTGCCAAAGTCTGTAGGTATTTAAGTCCAGGTCTTCTGGTGCAACCGCCTTGAGCTTTTAATCTTACGTTACGAAGTCTATAGGCTCCATTGCTATAAGCTTCAGCATCAACCCTAGATGAAAGTAAAGGCGACAACTCTCCTGATGAAAAATTGGTAGTAAATGTTCTTAATAACGTCATTCATTCAACTTTCAGCCGTGCCTTCAATTTTAGCATAAAGACCTGACCCCTGCCTGATCTGATGATAACGACTTAACGATACCTGTTGCGTTGTTACTTGTTGTGCATCTCTAGCTTTTGCCCTACGAAACTGCATTTCAGACATCTCTCTATAAGACTTAGCAATATCAGCTTTTCGTGTAACCGACAAAGCCAAAATGGAGGCAAGGCGATATATAACCCATAAGGTGAAAGCTGGTGTCCAATATTGAGTGTCCACACGATAGATGTAATTTAACACAACGGTTTCTGTTTCATTGGCGTTTATATAAATGTATTTCTCATAAATGTCGTACGTTTGAACCACCCCACCTACAGTAATAGTTTGAACTTGTATAACGGCAGGATCAGTAGGCATCGCATAAGCTGAATCCCAACGGTCAACTGGATTGTCAGCTAACCTTGATAAAACAATCTGACCAGTGGCAAAGTTCCAGTTATTTTGTGCAAGGCAATCTTCAACAACGTCTTCATAGGTTGTGTTCATAACCAAAGCTTCATCGGTGCCTTCTGTAAAAGAAGATAGAGGCTCCATGCCCACTAAAACCATGGCTCTTTGTGCTACTTCAATATCGGTCTTGGCTGTATTTGGCATTATGTACCTTTAACTAATTTACGTCTTGCATTTGGGACGGCATAACTATTCAAACCGTGGGCAGATTTATTTCCTCTTGCTGATAAGAAAGTTTTGTTCAAACCATCTTTAGCACCTTTAAATTTATCTTTGTCCCAAGGACGATATATTGCATGGCTTACATAATTTATTTCAGCCGCAGAACCCTTTAAGGTATTAGCAAAATATTCTGTAGAGGTATTTGTATCTTTATGGTTAAAGCCCATTGTTTTTCTGTAAACATTCTTTTTAGATTTATCTGACATTATTTTTTACCTTTAATCTTTACATACTCACCTTGATTGCCTTTTATAGTAGCATCGCCTACTTTCTTAGGTGCCATAATAGAAGCCACTAAACCTACTGGAGATAATTTGCCCATATTTCTAATAACCTTGCCTGCAAAAACACCTCTGTTATATTTT